ACACCATTCCCAGTCCTCTTAGTATTGCCTTTGCAAACAGAATGGCTGATGTGTTATCTGTGCTTGGCTTGGCTGCCATTCCTGCCATATTAATAAGAGGATTCAAAATTGATAAAGAGATTGCAGCCATCGGAACAACATTATTTGCTATTAATAGAGGTTTGTTTCAAAGTGTTTTTACGATTCCAAAAATTTTGACTGGTTTGGCTCGAAGCACCCAAGCCTTCTTTACCGGGACAAAACTTGCCTCGATAGGACCGAGTATTGTTAAAGCAGTTCAAGCAGCAACATTATTTTTTGCAGAATCTCCAAGAATTCTTCGTGGTGTCGAAATACTCGTTAATTCGTTTATTGCCGTGAAAAATTTTGCTATCAGCACGGGGTCTTTACTTCAAAAAATTGTCACACCAGTTCTCAAGTTTCTTGGTTTTGCGGGCGGTATCTTTAAAACAATCATGCCCTTCTTTAAAGTAGTGTCAGGAATCTTGGGAAAAATTTTCATACCTATCACAGTAGTGCTTGGCATCATCCAAGGATTGTCTGACTACTTTAGGGCTGGTGGACAGGCAGGAATCGGAGGACTTCTCACATCGGTTGTTGGAGGTCTTTTAGAATCTTTTACTTTTGGTCTTTTAGACATTGAAAGAATTTTTGGTTTCTTTGATTTGATTGCGACAAGCGTGCGGAAGGCAGTAAATTATTTACTTTTTGATTTTACGCGGGCAACAGAACTTGAAAGAGAGTTCCAAATCAGGAAAGAGGAACGAGAGAGAAAAAGAGCAGATCGACTTGCCTTGAGAGAGGGCAAGGCGACTAGAGAAACAATCAAAGAGGCATCCGAGCAAGAACTTGAGTCAACTGATATTTTTGCAACCTTGAGTAAAGAACTTGATGAAGTTTTGAGTTTGATTTCAAATTCAAACACCGGGCTAAGAGATACGATGCTTGAGAATAGTGCGCAAACAAATGGTTTGATCGCAAATTCAGTTGCGGCAAATGCTCAGGCTCTTGCCACTCAGGGAGTAGTGAGCGGTAGTAGAGGCGGTGGTAGAGATGTCCCAACTCCCGCTCCGACAGTTGACCCTTACAATAGGGCAGGCGGACGCGACACTCCGGGTGGACCAAGAAACTAAACAAAAAACCCCCAGCCGAAGCCGGGGGTCTTTGCACACATCACACCCGTGATGTTTAGTCCTCACTGGCGAGCCGAGAGAAGTAGTCAAGAGCGGACTCTTCGCTGTCGGGTTCCACTGGTTGTGGAACCGATTCACTAACGGTTTCTGTCGTAACCGTTTCATCCACAGAGGTATTCTCTGCTGTATTGGTCGGCTGCGAACCACCGAGGACGGTTTCCAGACGAGTCTTCAACTCATCATAGGATTTGTAGTTTGTCGGATCAACAAACTCGCTGAGAGGATATTGGGTAGCCCAAACTTCCTTCAACTTTTCTTCATCTCCCTCATACAGAGCAGAGACAGAATCAAACTCCGACTTGTCGTAGTTAGGATAACCAGCGACCTTGCGTTGACGCAATCGGAAGTTTGCACCTTGCCAGAAGTCGAATGGGATGATTGGATCTTCATCCGCAAACTCTGGCTTCATGGCATCCACCAACTTCTGATGAATCTTCATTCCATAACGGAACAAGAAAACCTTACCTTCATTTTCAGGTGCAGCAGGATCAGAAATCACAAGGATGTTGGAGACAAAGTTCTTCTTACGCTTTGTCTTTTGTGAAACCATATCCTTGTTGGCTTGGATGCCGCTGTTCCAAAGACGAGAGTTGTATTCGGAAACAGGGTCTTTCTCACCAAAGGTGGTGCGAGAGTTCTCGATGAACCAACCGCCCGGACCTTGGAAAGCGTGAGAAAAGTAAAGAACGGCAGCGTCTTCCTCGTTTTCACATTCAGGAAGGAAACGAATGATTGCCGATGCCGTACCGGAATCATCCACTGTTGGTCGCCAGAAACGATCATCCTTGTAGGACTTCTTTTCTTTGTTATCCAGCGAGGACAACTTCTCAATGAGAGCGTCCTTATTTTGACTACGTTGTTTTAATTTTTCAAATGACATGCAGTTTTCTCCTTTTTAGTAACTGTTTTGTTTCGTCAGTTTTGTGTAGACAGTTGTAGTGTAGTATCGCTTGACCCTGTGTCAAGCATCATCTGAAAAAAGTTGTGGCTCGCTTGGAAGTAGATTTACCTTTTGTGCCTCAACCTTTATTTTTTCTATAATCGGTTTAGATAGATATTTAGCAGCCAATTCTTGTTCAATTTGCTTTTCGTTGCACAATTGCATGACCGCTTCCATATATGATTCGCCTCGATTGAGGACTCTATCCTCAACACCCTTTGAAAATGTTTTTTCTAAATCTTCGAACATGATGACCCCTATAAATACTATTTAGATTGGAGAGATAAATGTCTACAGCAGCAGATAATATTACACTGAACCCCGGCTCTGGTGGTCCGAGCGTCCACACAGATTATATCAGTGGAACTGGACATGTCCAGTATGTAAAAATCGATATTGGCGGAAACAATGCTACGTCACCGATTACATCAACAAACGCACTTCCGGTGCAACTTTACGGATTAAAATCAAACTGGACAACAGTGCCAGTGGGTGGCGGGACGAACGGTCAGGCGATTCCAATCTCAGGTACGATTAGCGTTGGTGCAGTTTCGATCACTGGTGGAACACTTAATAGAATTACTGAAGGTGTTTCAGCCGATGTGAGATCTTTTGCTGCGGGTGTCACAGTGAGTGTTCTCACAGAGGGATCAAACGCAGTTGGTATTACAGTCGGTGATTTGAATATTGGCACAATCGCACTTCCTACATCTTTCACATCTGGAATTAAAAGTTGTGGTGCGACAGACGGTGGCACTTTTGCAGGATTCACCTGTTCATCTGGAGTTAAAATTAAAAATCTCTTGAAGTCAACTGGCACGATTAATGGTGGTGGGCTTGCCTGTATTGGTATTTCTGCCTCTGGTTTTGTGAACGGAAGAACAGCAGAAAAGTATGCTCTCTTCCCCGGTGAAGAAGTCTTCATGGAAATTACGAACTTAAATACCTTACGAGTCACTGGCGTGTCTATCGGTGCAGACGAAAATTCTGTAGTAACCTTCCAAGCATCCTAACATGTCTCGTCATAAGATCCGTAAAGCAAACGCAGCACTCAACAGTGGACAAATGGTTCGCGGTATGGATGATGTTACAATTTACACGGATTCAGATGGAACTGGTGACGAGGACAATGGTGGTGAAAACCCATCCGGTCCTGTCTGTCCAGTAGGTGACATTTCACCAACTTGTGAAAATGATGTGATTATTCACGGCAATAACAACACTGATGATGAAGTTGATGCGGATGATAGCGATGCTATTTTTTCAGATACAACAGGGGTTGTAGATGGTTTTGCACCTCTTTTTTCCAGTCCTGCAACATCTACTACAAAAAAGTTTAAGTTCGGTGTGCCTTACTTAGATACATTCGCCACTGCATCAGGTAGCACACTCGCAGATTTGATCGATGCAGAATTGACAAGAAGGGGTGTAACGTCACCAAAAACTGCTGATACATCTTTGAATACTGCCGAAAAGATTTTAACTTTGAAAAGAAAAACTTTCTCAATCACATCTGGTGGTCTTGGTGCTGCATTAGATATTTTGAGGCTAACAAATTCAACGATCAACACCCTGCCGTCACTGGCTGGTATTAGTTTCGAAAATTTACAAGGTGCAACAGGATTTACTGAAAAAACTTTCCAAGAGTTGTCAGATCTGGGTGGCACGACAAGAGGTTACAAAAACTTCTTCACGCAGAAACATTTCTTTTTCGATCTAACGAAATCTAATACCACTCTCGCAAAAAATGTTGGTATGACAACAGGTGACGCTGTTATCTCTGCTGAGTTGCATATCCCAATCAGAGATCAGTTTGCACCACGATCAAACTTTAGTGGTTTGAATAATCACAGCACCACAACTAAGGGAATTCCGAAAGTCGTTGGCAGAAAATTTGAATGCATCAAAAGTAGAGCGGACTACAGTTTTGGTAGTAGTTTTGGCTTGACTGGATACACTGGATCTGGAGGCTTTACCGCTTTCTCTACTTTCGCAGGATCAATCACTCCTGATGTGGACACAGACACAAGATCAATCACGATGATGAATCGTAATTATGAAAAGAATGAAATCTTTAAGTTTGATATTAAAAACTTGGTAGAAGATGCACTGGCAAATGAGGCAGGAATTCTTAGATTTTTGATGCGTCCAACAGGTTCAGAGTTTACGACTGATGGCATATCATCTGGTGGTCTGGACATCTCTGGCACTGGAGCAACTCCGGGCGGTCCATCGGGACATGGTTTCTCGATGTATAGGACAGGGACTCTTAAACCTAAAGTTGTAATCTCATTCCGAGAAAAGATCAACTCCGGTGCTACCCGAAACTTTTACATTTGATTTTTCATAATGATCAATCGCATGTTTCAGATCTGGAACGAAATCGATTGGTTGTTTTACAAAAACTTGTGATGACCCGTCCTCAGAAGTCACAAGGATCACAATCTGCTCAATCTCTTCGCCCATCATCTCATGCCACATAATTGAGTAGGCTGTCGCTTGGCAGAAATAGTTGGTGATATTAGAGGGGCTTTTACGCCTCGTAGAGCCTTTGAAGTCAATAATGGACAACTTCCCATCAAACTCCGCAACGCAGTCCACACGCCCTGCTAGACGCAGTGTGTGGCTCCAGAGAGGAACCTCTTGTGCGCGGATATTATCGATACGATGCAGGCTTCTTTTTAAATTAGCAAATAACATTGCCTCATTCGAAGCGAGTTCTCCAATGCCCTCATTGTTTAGATATTTTTCACAGGCTTCGTGCAAAACATTTCCACGATCAGTGGTTCGCTTCGCTTCAACTGGATTTTCGGCTCTCCATTTTGCAAAGAAACGAGCCTTCTCAAAACCACACACCGTAGTAACGGATGGATACCGCTTCTCACCGGGAGCAAGATAGAACCTACCCTCCTCAGTTTGGGTGGTCTTGAGTTCTTGAATATTATTGGGAGGGGGGATATGTGTAAAGGTTCTTTTCATGTCAAAATATCGTACCATGTCTTTTTTGCCTGTCAAGCAAATGGTGGTGCATTTTTGTATGTGTGGGTGCTAATCAAATCCTGTTGTCTGCCGTATTTAAATGCAAGATATCCCTCAACTTTGTCTTGTGTGTCATCATCTGCATCAGTTGAAACCACAACCTCAAAAATACTTCCGTCAAAGTGATACATGACAATACCTTCTAAGAAAGTATTTTGTCCTATGGTTGCAGGAAAAGCATTTGATAAATTAACATCAGATCCCGTGTAACCCGCAGAATTTGTTGATCCACCTATTTGAACACCGTTCACATGAGTGGTTAAAACACCACTATTTCTTTTTGCGGTGATAAGAATTCCACAAGTAATTGTGCCTCCCTCATAGTCTGGTCCCATTGATGATGCACCCGCAACGTCATTTACTCCGTTAAATGAAATACCACCACTATTTTTAACAAAATCATTGAAATTTGGATGACCAAGTTCTGTTGTAACGATAACTCTAGACTCACCACCTTGACCTACTACTGCCGGACAAAAAACTCGACAAGATAAATCAAATCTACCTCCAGCACCAGCAGCAGATCCATTGCCAAAAATTGGATTGATCGTTGGTGTAAGTCCGTCAAACGGGGGCTTTGTCATTGCAGACACCATAAAATCACCAGTGCCAACATCAAATGGATCGTTTTCCGCTTCACCGACTGTAAAATGTTGATCGCTTTGACTAACAAAGTATGTTGACTGTCTAAATCTAAAATCAGTTTGTGGATCAGTCACGCTTGGAGCCTCAGAGCCAGCCCCAGTTGCAGCGTCTTGCCTACCAAAGTCATGCCAACTAGAAAGTGTTGACCCACTTGCACCACTGAGCGTATTTGATTGGAACCACCCTAAGCAATCTGGACCCAAAAGGTTTGGATTCCAAAGTTTGAACCCACCCTTAATTTGATTATTTCTTTTTTGGCTTCCAGATTTCATTGATCAAGATCCAAGGAAGTGCATTGTCAAACCAGCAGTGAAACCTGTGATGAAAACTTTATCTAATTCATCAATGTCAATGAAAATTTCCTCTTCTGCCTTGATTGGATACAAATCACCTGTCGCAGCATTTCCTGTCTGAGCAGATGTTCCAATACCAATGGGATGAGAGTTTTGTTCATGTCCCTTGAGTCTCACACCAGAAAAAAGACCACCGTTTGCAAAAGTAAACCCACCTGTGGTGCAGGTCACGGTTCCAGCGGTGAAAACATTCACAGATGTGGTGTCGGGATTTCTTGACCGTGTGACTGACGATGGTGCTGTGTAATCAGTAGGCATGGTTTTTCCTTTCTATTAAACCTTTGGTTGCTTTCCTCTACGAGAGAGTTCATTGAAAGCAAGACCTCTCATAAACTTGATGTTTGCTTTATAAATTTGTTGCAACATTTTAGTATCCATATCACGAATCCTGTCTTTCAGTTGTTTGTAAGTTGGACTCTCTGGATTGATTTTATTAATTTTGTCGTACTCTTTTTTGAGCCTGCCAAGTTGAGACTGGGTGAATTCCTCTTCTGCTCTTGCAAGATACCTTCTGTCACTTGGATTCATGGGAAAATCGGGATCTGGAAATGGTCGTTTGATCCCGTGACCATCCGTACTTATATTCAACGAATCCAAGTTAGGAGGAGCGTGTGTGCCTGCTTCTCTTCTTGCTGCTAAAATTGCCATCGGATCACCGCCTAAACGATCTGCAATAACATCAGGCACATAGTTTAGACCTGTGATCTCACCGAATCTACCAAGAGGTGTATTCTCTGGGGGTACAGCCTCGCCTTCTTCTTTCTTTTTCTTTTTACCTTTGGCTTCATAGCCACTGGCAAAAGCAGCCCTTCGTTGAGCGTCACTTGCAAAACCCTCATCGATTTCATCTTTTCTTAAAAAAGGAACTCCAACAACGATGACATCTTTATCACTACCAACTAACTTTTCTGCTCTCTTGAGATCTTTATTCTCAACATAGACTTCCCCAAATTGAAAGGCACTTTTGATGCCAGCCTTTCTTAATTTGTCTTGGGCAGATGAAATTTTTTGACTAAATGGTGTTTTTGCCTCTTCAATTGATTGAACAAAATCACCATTGTGAGTCTGAATAATTTTAGCAAACTTCTTTCTCACCGCTGCGGTGTGCTTTTTGGCATCAAACGCATAGGTGGTCAATCCTTTTGGCTTGCTGAATGTAGCACCCTCGTAACCGGGAAGTCTGGCATACATCAAGGCTCTGGTCATTCTTTCGTAGACATTTTCATCGCCCTTGACCACCACTTTAATTTTTGTTCCATACATCTCATCAAGTTCTTCCACACCCTCTTTGACAATTTTCATATCACGCAGGATGGTTCCCATATCACTTTGTGCCAGAGACACAGAGCCATCGCGGTCAAAAAGTTTATACTTCATACCACGGGGGTTCTCCTTGTCCACAAGAATGATACGACCAACTTTTGATGCACCAACGACACGATGTCCGCTCGTCACTTTCAGTGTGATCGGCTTGCCACCACGAGTCATTGAGTTACCAAAGTCAACTTCAACTTCGCTGCCTTTTTTCAATTTATCGTAAATATCTTTTGCTTTTTTCTTATCAATAGTTTTGATTTCTTCATTCAATGGATGAAAGAAAGGGT